TTGGAACTGGCACGGGTACGGCTAAATTAGTTGGTGTCCCTGCCTTTCAAACCACAAACGGTCAATCTACGGTTACATGTTACCTTGATAACCACGGGTATTCCATAGGTTCCACGTTTTATGTTGGTGTATCTACGACTGTTGGCGGTGTTACACTTTTTGGTTTGTACACCATTTTAACAGTTCCAAGCGGAAGTTCATTTACTTTTGCCGCAGCTAACACAGCAACATCTTCTGCTGGCCCCACGGCAGAAAATAGCGGCAATGTGCAATCCAATTTTTACATTGCCATCGGCCCCCAACCCACGGGTACTGGGTTTGGCGTTGGCGGATTTGGTACAGGAGGCTTTGGCGTTGGTTCAACTCAACCGTCTGTTCCCGGCACAGCAATCACTGCGACAGATTGGACCTTAGATAACTTTGGTTCGTATCTAGTTGCATGTCCTGCAGGTGGCGCAATCTATTATTACGATCCTAACGGCCAATTGCAAAATGCTCAGATTGTGGGTGGCAGTGGCCCGCTCGTTAATTCTGGCATTTTTGTCGCCATGCCTCAACGACAGATTGTAGCTTACGGTTCTTCGTTTAACCTACAGGCAGACCCTATGCTTGTCAGGTGGTGTGACGTTGGCGATTTTACCAATTGGATAGCTTCGTCAACCAACCAAGCTGGTTCATATCGCATCCCTACAGGTTCTAAGATTGTGGCGGGTATACAAGGTCCGCAACAGGGATTGCTTTGGACTGATTTAGACTTATGGGCGATGCAATATGTGGGAACGCCATTTGTCTATAGCTTTAACAAGATTGGCTCTAATTGCGGAGCGGTATCAAGACATTGCACTGGTCAGCTTAATGGCGCTGTATATTGGATGTCCCAAAGACAGTTTTTTATGATGATGGGTGGCGGCCCACAGCCAATACCATGCCCTATCTTTGACGTGATTTTCCAAAACATTAACAAAGATTACATTAGCAAAGTAGCTTGCGGCGTTAACAGCCAATACAACGAGATTACGTGGTATTATCCATCCGCCTCTGCTACTGAAAACGATAGCTACGTTAAGTACAACGTGCAGACCCAACAGTGGGATTTTGGCACACTAGGCAGAACTGCTTGGATTGACCAATCTGTTCTTGGCCCACCAATTGGCGCGGGTAGCGACACTTATATTTATCAGCATGAAGTGGGCAATGACGCCGCCAGTGGAACATCAACCACTGCCATGTTGTCGTCATTTCAGACAGGTTATTTCCAATTGGCTGAAGGAGAGAATTTGGTTTTTGTGGATCAAATCTGGCCAGACATGAAATGGGGTACGTACAGCGGCAACCAAAATGCTACTGTTTACTTGACCATTTACTACACCAACTACGCCACTGACACAGCCACCTCACCGTCAACCAGTTACTATTCTGGTTCCCCGTCTAACACGGTCAGTTCAGTAACATTCCCCATGACGCAATCCACGGAATATATTTCATGCCGGATTAGGGCGCGTTTCATGGCGTTCTCGCTGTCGTCGCAAGACGTTGGCACATTCTGGCGTTTGGGCGGGGTTAAGTATCGTTTTCAGGTAGACGGCAAATTTTAATAGGAGGCTACCATCGCATCTTTAGACGACATCCTTTCCACGCAGAAAAACGGCGTTATTGGCATTAACTCTTACGTTACTGCCATAAATACCCATGCTGGTTTTTATAACAGCAAGGAAGTATCCACTGCGTCAGTGATCAAGTCATCGTCAGGCTGGTTGGCTACGGTAAGCGTTATCGTGGCAGGTTCCACGCAGGGCTACCTTTATGACGCGACATCTGCCGCATCAAGTAGCCGCATTTATGCCGTTCCTAACACGCTTGGCATTTACCAAATCCAAGTTCCATTTGCGACGGGATTGTATTTTTCGCCCGGCACAGGTTCCATTATTGCAGTAGGATATTCGTGATGCCACTTAAGCACGGTTCATCTCAAGCTACTATCAGCAAGAACATAAGTGAACTTTCCCGTTCAGGTCATCCGCATGACCAAGCTGTGGCGGCTGCATTAAATATTGCGCGGTCGGGAAAAGCACATGGAGGAAATTCGCATGGAAATGGGCGTAATATTATCCATACTGGTCCTATCCACAGCCCCGTGGCTGGTCGCACAGATCATCTTCCTATGCATGTACCCGCCGGAGCCTATGTTATTCCGGCTGAAGAAGTTGCTTACCTTGGTGAAGGGAACACGCTTAGTGGTTTCAAAAACATCACAGAAATGATATCAAAATACCATGACGATGGATCACACAATGCTGGTAACCCTGTTCCTATTGTTGCTGCTGGTGGAGAGTACGTTATTCCCCCGTACGCGGTTGTGGGTATTGGCGGCGGCGATCTTAATCGTGGTCATCGCATACTTGACCAATTTGTAATGAAGTTACGAAAGAAACATATTAAGACCCTACAAAAACTTGCACCTCCAAAGAAGGACTAAAAATGGAATCAATGTTTAAAAAGCAACGTATTCGCCTGTCCAAAAGCGCCCGTAAGCGGATGCCAAAGTTTGAACGGGTAACAACTGAACCATTGGTAAGGACTGCCCAACCGGATGACGAGGACGGCATTATGACCCTCGCCAGAATGATCCACCAAGAAATCGGAATGTTTGAGTTAAATGAGCAAAAGGTTCGCGATACGGTTCGCCCTTTGCTACATAAGCATTTTGGTATTATTGGCGTGGTGGGAACTAAAGATAATCTTGAGGCTATGATTCTTCTTCGGATTGCTAACAACTGGTATTCTGATACCCCATTCCTTGAAGAAATGTCTGTATTTGTCCGCCCTGAATACAGAAACGCTACGGTTTCCCGCGTTCATAAGTTGATTGAGTTTGCTAAAAAGGCGGCTGATGGCCTTGATCTACCTCTAATGATTGGGGTTTTGTCAAATCAACGAACAAATGCTAAAGTAGAGTTATATGAGAAACACTTCGGCCACCCCGCTGGTGCTTTCTTTATTTATGGGGCGTCAACTGGTCAGCCTGAAATGGCTGCCAACGCTGCTTAGTAGGAGATAGCCGTGTGCGGTTCTAAAGGTACAGCTACAACCACATCGACGTATTCGCCACCACCTCAGGTACAGGCGAATTATGACATGCTTTCAGCCCAAGCACAGCAAGTCGCGGCTACACCTTTTACACCGTATACAGGGGAAATGGTTGCGGGTTTAACGCCGACTCAGCAAGCAGGTGTCCAAAACATAAATGCGGCCGCCGCTGAAGCGCAACCATATTATCAGGCGGGTGCAGGTTTGGTGGGCAATGCCGCTACGCCATTCGGCCAACAGCAGCTTAACCAATATATGTCGCCGTATATTAATAGTGTGGCGGCGGCTACTCAAGCCAATCTTAATGAAACCAATGCCCAACAACAGCAACAACTGTTGGGCAATGCCATTAGCCAAGGCGCTTTTGGTGGTGATCGTGCGGGTGTGGCACAAGCTGAATTGGCTCGTCAGCAGGGATTAGCTGCTGGGCAAACGATGGCTAACGTCTATCAGGGCGGGTACGGTCAAGCACTTGCCCAATTCAATGCGGATCAAGCCCGTCAACTTCAGGCCGGATCACAGTTGGGTCAGCTTGGTACCGGCGCACAGACAGCAGGTCTTGCAGGTGGACAAGCGCAGATGGCGGCAGGTGCTACGCAACAGGCTGTACAACAAGCGCAAGACGTTGCGAATCAGCAGCAGTTCCAAGCGCAACAGGCTTACCCATTTCAGACGACTCAGTATCTTGCCAATCTTCTTCTTGGTATTGGCGGTCAATCTGGTGGCACGGCTCTTACAGCACAGCCACAGGGCAACATTGGCTCCTCGTTGGTTGGCGGCTTGTTGACTGCAGGTTCTCTATTTAAGCCATTTAACAAAGGCGGTGTTGTTCCCCATGATGATTCAATGGGAGGCGCTGTTCATGAGGGCGATGATCGCCAAGGTTATGCTTTGCAAGGCGGCGTAGATTCACAATACGGCGTTGACGTTCCTTATTCTGACCAGCCAACTGGTGGATCAACTAAACCATTAAGCCTTGCTGATGTTATGCGTGTCCGACATTTAGGCAGGTCATCCCCTGGTTGGTCAACAAAACCATCTGCCCCATCTTTATCTGATGAGGGGGAAATTGATCCAAGCAAGGTTTTAAGCCAAGCAATGGCTGATCCTTCAGAAAAAGCTAATTTGCGCGGTTGGGCTAATAAGCTGATTGGCAACACACTTGGAACTGTATCGGCAAGTGATGTTATTGGTAACAGCCAAGGAACTTATAGCCTTGGATTGAATTATGCTGACGGTGGTGTTGTAGGTCGTCATGGTTATGAGGGGGATGGTTTCGTGCCACCTGCGAATCCATATGCAGCAAAGCTTGGTACATTAGCTGATACTATCGCTCAGCAGTATCAGGATTTAAATGCCCAACCTGATCCAAATCGTCCTAAAACAATCGCAGAAACGATTGTCGGCCATCCTTTGTCAGATGAAGCCAATATGGGTTTGTTGTCTGCCGGTCTTGCCATGATGGGCAATAAGTCGCCTATATTTGGCATCGGCGTTGGTCAAGGCGCACAAGCTGGTCTTGGCACCTATTACAATGCGCTAAAGAACAAACGCGATTTTGGAGAAAAATTGCTAGAACGCGAGGCAAATGCTTTAGGTACGGCATCTCAAGCAACGTATCAACAAGGCGATCTTGGATTGCGTGGCGAACAATTAAGGCAAGAACAGTTTAAAACTGCCTTTGACTTGGATAATAAACTTCAAGAAAAGTGGATTCCACAAAACCCAGCTGATATGCCAGACGAAATTCGTGCGCAAAATCCAAATGCAAAGAATTGGTATAAAAATTTAAGTACTGGGCAAACAATTTCTGAAGACCAATACTTTAAAATTTTTGAAGATAATGCCTCATTGCTTCGTCTTCCAAGGGGATTAAGTTCTGTTTTAAGATCCAATACTATTCCCCCTAGAGAAGCAAAAGGGGGAAGAATTGGGTTGGCTCTTGGCGGCGTTGACCCTTCGGTGGTACCCGAAGATGATCAGGTGTCGGGGGCTATTAAAGATAAGCAAGATATGTCCAAGTTAATCTCGTCTACTTTAGGGGCGGGAGAAGGCGATGTTGATAAGACTCAACCAATGGTTCAAGTTGCCGATGCTTTGGGCGATATTGCTAAAAATGCTAAACCTTCAAAAGCATTCCCAGATATGGCTCCGACTGGTACTCCAGACTATTGGAATTCAGTTGCGAAGTATTGGGAAGATAAAAATAAATGGCTTTCCACGTTCGGGTCATCGCGTGAAAAAGAAGCGGCTGAGGCACTTGAAAATGCAAGTAAATATAGGACATTAGCAAAAGATATTGCTAATGGTGATGCCCCTACTCAGTTAGTTGACCCCGATACGGGTGAACCCGCAGGTATGGGCAAGTCTCCGTCAGCAGTGGCGGCCGCGCAACAACGTGCGGCTGAAGCAACAAAAAGGACAGAAATATCCAAAAATGAAGCGGCTGATTTAAAGGCATACAACGACGAAACTGGTAAATTTTTACAAGAATTTGGTAAAAATGAACAACTTTTGGACACGTTGACTAAAATTTACCAAAATGTTTCCAGTAACAATCTTTCTGGGCTTCGGGCGCAGTTAATTGGTTATATGCAGTCGGCAGGTATTGACCATTTTGGCAATATCAGCCTTGAACAGATTCAATCTGGTGATGCTACCGCTGTTAAGGCAGCGACAAGTCAAGCAATTGAAACTGTGGCAGCTGAGTTAGGAAGATCACCTGCTGTAGGATTAAAAACTACTTTAAAAACAGTTGCCTCTCCTGATCTTCCCGCAACATCTCGATATCAATTAATTCAAAATGCTTATGCAGAATTAATGCAAGAAAAAGATTTACGAGAAGCGTGGCTTGATGCGGGGAAACCCGATCCAAATACTTTTGCAAAAAAATGGCGCAACCAGACAGATGATGATGGTGTGCCATTGCATGATTTAAATGCTTACCGCCAATATGTTACCGACAACAAATTGGGTGGTAAAAAAGGTTTATTCCCTGGCATGAATGAAGAAAGCATGAAAAATCTGCTTAATAAGCCAACTGAACTTTGGGATGAAAAGGCCGCAAATCCAAATGTTCCTGCGGGAGCATTGATTTGGAATCCTAAAACTGGGTTTGGAGGCTAATAATGGCAAATATTTCAGTTGTTGGCCCAGATAATCAGGTTTTTTCCTTCCCTGAAGGAACGCCTCAAAATGTAATGCATCAAGCATTAACAACTCACTACAATGAGTTGCAACGACGCACTACACCTGCTTACACGCCACAATCTGAAGATGAGGCTGCTGTATTGGCAGGTGCGGGTGTTGACCCATTCAATGTTGGCATTCCTGAAAAACCATATGAAGCAAAAATTCCATCGGTTACGGAAATCCCTATAAAGGATTACCCATCTATTAGTAATGCATTAGCGGCAAAAATGGGTATGCCACTGACCAATAGCACCGCCGCAGTTAAGGATATTCTTGAGTCTAACATTCCTGGTGGGGTTAAGTATTCCACCGATGAATGGGGCAATCCTGTTGCAGTAGTTAATGGTAAAAAATACTACCCAGAAGGTCATGGGTTAAATGCACTAAGTGCTGAACGCGGTCTTACGCAGGGTGCCATAGGAACTGGTGCTGCGTTACTTACAGGCGCAATGCTTCCAGAGGAAGCTGTTGGTGCGGGTATTTACGCGGGTGCGCAGGGCTTATCGGCATTGGGTTCTAATGTCGGTGAATATGTTGGGTCACGTTTTGCGGGGAATAAAGAAGCATTTGATCCTGGTGCCGCAGCAGTTGAAACTGTTTTTGGTGCAGCCGCTCCTTTCGCGGCCAAAGCATTAGGGTCATTAGCTAAATTGGGTGAGCCTGAAACATTCGCTGACTTGCCTCGTGGTGCAAAAACTTGGTTGAAGAATTTAGCAGATAACTTTCAAAACGGTAAAATTCCAGTTGGCGCAGAGGGAACTACCAATCTATTACTTGATACGCCAGAAGGTCGTGGTGTTGCCCTTGATATTGTCTCGCAAAAGGGCAGACCAACAAAGGGCGCAAATGACATTTTAAGTGCTGTTGATCAAAGGCTTTCGGAAGCCCCACAGCGTATTAGAACAGATGTAGATTCTGTTATTGGCGACCAAATTGTTAATACGCCAGAAATGGCTGAATCACTTAAAGCTGCACGTCTTGCCAACAGCGATGAATTAACTAAATTGCTGAGTGACGCAACTCCGGGATTGCCTTCGACTGGTGGGAATATAGTTTCACGAATTCCTCAAGACGAAGTTAAAAATGTTGTTGCTACAATCGACGGAATGTTGCCCGATTCGGTCGGTAAAGTTGAATCTACATTAAAGTACATTCGCAATATGCTTGTCCGAAACCCGACTGAATTAGAAACAGCTACCGGAATAAGAGAAGGTCAAGAATTTTACCATACTTCTCCACAAAGGTTGCAAAACACAATTAATGCAATCAGCAACCTCATTCGCAACGGCGGCAATGCAGGTGTTGACGCTATTCGCCCTGGCGAGTTACCTGGATTAAGCGCAAATGTCGGCAAATTAAGAGATAACATTTCCGGTATTCTTCGGCGTAATGTGACCGATAAAGAAGGAAATTTGGTTTACGATAATTTGATGGGCAAATACAAAAACATTTATGAGTTGGGGGATGCCCTTGAACTTGGACAAAATGTTTTGAATAAGGGCGAGTACGTGAATGATGGCGTTCATTCGCTGTTAGATCAATTTTTGGCTAATCCAGAAACGGCTAACGCCGTTAAAGTCGGCGCAAGAGATGCAGTCAATACTAAGATTGGATTAAATGCAAAAGATACAGGCCCACTATCCAATTTAAATGATAGCGAAAACAACTTTATTAACCAAAGTTTGGCAAAGATTTTTGGCGATAACACGGGGTCGCGGCTTGTAAATATTGCAGACCGCGAAAACGGATATGTTCGCAACGCAAAAGAACTAAAGTCTGCGTTTGATCAGGCCCGTGTTGCTACTGGACGAGATGTATCTGCTCAAACAAGGCAGCCGATCATTTCTGAAAACCAATTGGATGTAGCCAATATTCCATTCAAAAAGTTTATTGCTCAACCATTGAACTGGGGTGCTAAAAAAATTACTGGGCAAGCAGGTCCAGAATTTACTGAGGCTCAGGGTAGAATTTTAACAACACCTGCTGACCAGTTAGAAGCATTGCGCCAAGGGGTTGAGGCCCGTCAAGAAGCCGCAAGAAATTTAAACAAGGCTATGGCCGGGGTTACTGTTGGTGGGACTGCAGCCTATGGCCCATTCAGACAAGCTGATGGTGGCCGCATAGAACGCAAATCAGGCGGCTCCGTCATTGATAAGGCGGCAGACGCACTAGTAAGCGAAACTATGCGTAACCAAAAGCTATTGGCTAACCATACAGAGCAGATGCTATCCATGCCTGATGATGCGATCGTACAAGCATTGAACGTAGCGCGTAGTGTAGCCGCTTAATACTTCTCTGATGCACGTAATACACGGCGTGGGTAACGATTTTTTGTTGACGTAGAACCATTGTAGCAACCTAATGCTAATCGATCCTCGCCGTGCTTCTCGTAACAATAGTGTAGATACCGCATACCGTATTCAAGGTTGTTTTCCGGTATTAGCAAATCATTTAAGTTGCCCTTAAATCCCATAGCTTTAGCGGTAGCCATGCGTATTTGCATAAGTCCATAGTTACCATCTTTTTGGGCGGTTGGTTTAAATGTACTTTCCACATCAATTAAACCTAAAGCTATTTGTGGGTTTACGTCATGGGAAATCGCTGCCGCTCGAATCATCTCGTGCAGGGGCGGCTCTGCTGATCTGCTTACAGTTTCACACCCTGTAGTAAGCAATACAGCAAGAAGTGGGGCGGACAGCTTCATAACGCTCAACGCGGTACGATGGTGCCATCCATCTTCTTTTTCCATTTGGACATCTTACCATATGGCATCGGCGAACGCGACTGTTTTAAGCCAAGATGGTTTTGCTTAACTCTTTTTGCTTTTGCTGCCATTTTATGATCCTTTTTTGTTTTTTCTTTTGCGCAAGGCTTGCATGTAAGCCTTATATTGTCGTCTGTGTCAGTCCCGCCTAATTCTAAAGCACGAACGTGTTCGTAAATAAATTGTCCAGTCATTAGTTTTACGCCGCATTCCATGCAGCATCCGCGTTCACGCTCCCAAATGGCTAACTTTCTTTTGCCAGATAAACTGCCACGCGCTGTAGTGCCTACATCTTCAGTCATGAATTTTCCATGATACTAATTGGTCAATCTCAACAACATAGGTATCGCCGTATCCAATTTTTTTAATGTTTTCAGGTTGATACAAAAATTTTGCTGTGCAATAGCCGGGGAATGTAACCGTATTTTCCTTTATGATAGCTAAAACAAAAACATCTACATCGGAATTGTGTTTGATATGCTTGATCAATCGACCGTTTTGACGGCGGGTTGACTTAATATCAATGCGTTTGCCTTTGTAAAAACAATCATAAGTGCTTGATCGTGGATTAATTGTAGGATCAAAAAAGATGTTGTGGTGTTTGCAAAAAGCGAATTCAGCCATCACACCATCAATATCAATTTCATGATCAGCAAGTTCACTAACTTTATTATTCTTAACGCCGTGCGACCGACTCATGGATGACCGTAATTCGCCAAGGATGCGAATGATATTCATATCTTCTCGTGTTAGGGTGACAGAAAATGTCATTTAAAACTATTCCCCGCTCTTTGGTTGGCTTGTTCTGATCGCCACGCCTCAATGACAGCATCGGCGCGGTTGCGTTCTGCGCGTAGATACTCATCATTGCGAATGGCGTCTGCCTCGTTATTAACTGCTTCAGCATATAGTTCGTGTTGTTCTGCCCAAGCTTCTTTCATGGCAGATGTTTTTTCTTCAGAGGAGAGGATCAGGTTTGCCCTGACCCTCTTTCTGGCGTGTTCCGCTTTGAACCTATCCGATCTGGCTTCTGCACCAAGAGAACTATGAGTGGCAAGAAATGTTAAGGCTTCTTCCATCATGTCATCGGATATAAATTGGGTCATTCGTATTGCTCACCAAAGTTAGGATCGTACGGAACCAAAGATACCCAACATTCACCGTCTTGATTGGGAAGTGGGGCAGCTTCAAAGTTTACGTTAATCGTGCCTTCTTTGCGTCCAGTAAATCCACGACCAAGTTTGGTTTTACGCACATGGCCGTGTTTATCAGTCCGATAAGAAAGAACGATGTATTCAGTACCGCTCTGCTCAGAAAGGTATTTCGTCGTCGATTTCATCCTCAATTACCTCATGCTTACTGGATGCTTTCGTCATCGTCCCTCTCTGAGGCGGGGTCTTTGTCGGGGCTTCTGCACGTTCGCCCGATGGGTCTTTTGGTGTGAATAAAAGGCTATAAAACTCACCTTGTGACCCATGTTTCTTCCATCCTGCCATGCGGTAATCAACACCATTCACTAAGGCGTTACCGGAAATATCAGGGTGCTTATCTAATGTTTTATACTTGTTATTAGAAATAATTCCAGAGTTATTGCGCTGTTCGTAAGCCATCTTACTTTCCTTTCTTTTCAGCGTTTATTTCTTTTACGCGGTCTGCACATAGTTGACGCAAAGCCTCGTAATCTGCATCGTCTTTATTCAAGTTCATCTTGGTGAAGTTTTCTTTTAACTCCTGCTTCCAAAAGTCTTGAACCTCTTTAACCGTCCGGCACATTTCAATCGCCATCTGGAATACTTTCATATAGGTATATAAGTCTTTAGTATAATCCGGCCAATGGCTTAACGCATCGCTATTTGCCACTGACTCATGTGCCACTGGCGTAGTATCCCGCTCAGGATCATCGCCTGTTTCAATCTGGAATAGCTTGAACAAAAAATACTTATTTGCGCCAGTGATTGCCTTATAAAGCCCCTTATCACCAACCGTGCCATTTTTGGCACGATCGTTACCACATCCGGCAACACGAATCAGATGAGGCCAGATATCGCCATCCTTGTGGACAATCTCATACCGCATATCCACAACCGTATTGCCATGCTCGTCCATAGGGCGAACCATTTCAATCGATGGGATTAAGATAAGACCCTCCTCAATCAAGGCGGGACGCAACTTCTCAAGCAAATCAGCTTCAGAAACATACTTGTAACCGTGAAACTTATTCTCACTACCCTTTTGAACATACGTAACTTTGGTCATTACGTTATGCAGGGCTAATGCAATCTTTGCACTCACTGGCTTATGCTCCCCTAATGACGATGGTGGTTCCACCGTTTGAGAGCGTAACACCTGGCACATCCATTTTCTCCAACATTTCTTTCAACAGTACTTTGTTTGGTTCTTTTTTGATTCGCATAAAGTCATCTGGAATTTCGTATTCATTCAGCACAACGACTTGCGGCGGCGTATTCATCAGTGACAAAGTTGCCGTTGGAAACTCAAGTTTGCGCACATCGGCAGCTTCCATAAGTCGCTTCATCAGTTCCCGACCAAAGTCTACGCGCTTGTCAAACCGCTTACGACGATCGTGAATATCACGCTCGGCTGCCTGACACGCATTGGACAAGTAAATATTGTCCTGTGTGCGGCGCAATAGTTTTTCCATTGTTTCGCGGAAATCCGTCGCACCCTCAAGCATATCTGCTTTCAGTTCCTCATCTTCTTTAAGTTCTGGGTAACGCTCAAGAAGCAACTCAATGGTTCTCTTAAGCATATCTACGTCGTATTTGCTTTTCATTTTTTTACCTTTCTCGCAAAATCCCTGTTTAGGATTTTGTTCCGTTCTTGCTGTCAACGAGTTGATCATTTACGTATGGTGTAAACAAAGTCAAGAGGCCATTATGCTTTTACAACTTAACCCGCCAATTCCTGTCATGTCCCCAAAAGGCAAGGGGTTGGCACACGCTTTAATCGACTACGGCGCTGAACATGACCTACTCTGGGTGGTATTTCAAGATGAAACTGGTGAATGTTGGACTTGGAACAACAGAGAAGTTCGGGGCCAACCCAACATAACTATGGGTAGACCAGAAGTAATAACACCCCTGCCAATTAAGCGTGAAAGGCCAAGAGTAGTACCAAATGAATGAGCATCCACTGCGCCAATGGCGTAGAAAAAATAACGTGATTCTAACCGACTTTGCTAAGTTGGCGGGAACAACTGCATCGTCCATTTCCCGTGTTGAGCGTGGCGTTCAAGACCCATCATTGAATTTGATGGTCAGGATTGTAAGAGCAACAAACAAGGAAATTACACTACACCATTTTTTCCTTGATTGGAAGCAGCATGATCAAGCTTGAGTTGCCATTGGCCCCTAGCACAAACCGTTTATGGAAAGTAGGCAAAGGTGGTCGTATGTATCGTTCCCCTGAATACGTGGCTTGGCTTGAAGAAGCTTCTTGGATGGTCAAGTCACAGACCAAGGATCAAATACTTGGGCAGTATATCGTTCACATCTCCGCGACGAAGCCGGACAAAAGGCGTCGGGATTTGGATAACTTATTAAAATCAACAAGCGACCTTTTGGTTAAAACTAAAGTAGTAGAAGATGATTCGGAATGTAAAGCTATCGCTGCAGAGTGGGGCGATCATGGTGTACCTATGGTAGTGACCGTATATGGTCTTGAGGAAGATGCATGGACAGAGAACCGCAGACTTACGATGAACTGAAAGCCAAGTATTTGGCTGTCAAAAAGAGATTGGGCGGCGTCAGTGGCCCTACTGGCGTTGTTCCGATCGAACGAGTCACTTTGCCGCAGGAATCTAAAATCCTGGAGGATACTCCTGTTCTCCAAGTAAGGCTCTACAACCGCAAGTTTGCCACCATGCTTCGGGAAGTTGCCGCCATGCACGGCATCGATCCAAATATCGTAAGAAGTCCAACCATCAGGGCGGATGTTGTTAAAGTTCGGCGTGAAGTGTTTTACCGCGCCAAAAACGAACTTAATTTGGCTTATTCAGAGATTGGCCGACTCATGGATGTCCGGCACTCGACTGTGATCTACGGCATAAAAAAATACCAAAAGGGTATTGCATCACGCGCAAAAAGTTGTTAGCCGTATAGTGTGACGGTACTCCTCCCTTTTGACCGTCACTGATAACGGTGACTTGACCCGCCCTTGGTTCTCCATACGAGGGCGGGTTCTTTCCCCCTCGCGCACACGCGTAAATAGTTATAATATATATAATATTCATACCAGATAGGTATGTTAGGTTATATATGTTTTATATAATCTATATATAATAATATAAATAACATAAGGATAATAACATGAGTAAAGCTGTATTAAGAGACTATCAGCTTGATGCTATAGCTAAGTTACGAAAATCCTTGAGCAGTGGTAAGCGCAGACCCGTGGTGCAAATGCCTACTGGTGCGGGTAAGACGATTGCGGCAGCCGAGATTGTTCGCATGGCACGGGAGAAGGGAAACCGTGTTTTGTTTTGCGTCCCGTCTTTGAGCCTGATTGATCAGACCGTAGAAAAGTTTGAGCGTCACGACATTTGGGAAATTGGCGTCATTCAATCGATGCATGAACGCACCGATCCATCGCAACCTGTACAAGTCTGCTCCGTGCAGACGTTGGCTAGACGGCCAATCCCCAAGGCTGATTTGATCATCGTGGACGAGTGCCATGTCATGTTTAAGTTTTACGATGCATGGTTCAATCATCCCGATTGGCAAGACATCCCTGTTGTTGGTTTGACAGCTACCCCTTGGGCCAAGGGCATGGGGCTTTTGTACGATGACCTGATCATTGGGACGACTACCCAAGAATTGATTGATCGTAAACACTTGTCTGACTTTAAAGTTTTTGCCCCATCTTCGCCCGACTTAAATGGGGTAGCTACGGTTGCGGGTGATTACAATAAGAAGCAGTTGGGTGCGGCGGTAGATAAGGCTCCATTGGTTGCCGACATCGTTTCTACTTGGTTGGAAAAATCGCAAAATCGCGGGACAATTTGTTTCGCGGTTAATCGCACTCATGCCAAGCACATTCAGACATTGTTTGAAAAAGCTGGAATTTCAACGGGTTACATGGATGCGTATACCAATTTGGAAGACCGTGCAAAAATCGCCAAAAAATTCGCGGACGGCGATTTAAAAGTAATTTGCAATGTTGGCGTCTTGACCACGGGCGTGGATTGGGATGTTCGGTGTATCATCTTGGCGCGGCCCACAAAGTCTGAAATTTTGTACACGCAAATGATTGGGCGTGGACTTCGTACGGCAGAAGGCAAAGATCATTGCTTGATACTTGACCATAGTGATACGACACTTCGGTTAGGTTTTGTAACTGACATCCTTCACGATAAGTTGGATGATGGAAAAGGCAGAGGAACCATTGAACGTGAAAAAAAGATCGCCCTACCCAAAGCTTGCCCGAAATGCACGTTCCTCAAGCCCATCCGTACGCAGGTATGCCCAGCGTGTGGTTTCAAGGCTGAGGCTGTTAGTAAGGTTGAACATACTACAGGCGTACTCAGTGAACTTACTAGAGATGGAAAAAAAGCCGTCTCTGGGTATACCCAAAAAGAGAAAGAAATCTTCTATCGCGAATTGCGTGGTTACGCGATCGCTCGTGGATACAAAGACGGGTGGGCATATTGGGTCTATAAGGATAGATTTGGGGTTGGCCCCTCGAATTCGTTTAAGGGCATCGCCCTCTCACCGACTGCCCCGACCATGAGTTACATCAGACATCACAATATTGTTAAGGCAAAAAGAAGTGACAAATTTAACAGAAAAAACGCTAACACAGATAACCAACGGCCATTGGAAGTCGTTACTTCCACAACTTGGGGTTGATTCGAAATATCTTGTAAACCGTCACGGGCCTTGTCCGGCTTGTGGCGGTCGGGATCGATTTCGATTTGATGATCGCAATGGTTCAGGGTCGTTTTACTGCAACGTATGCGGCGCCGGTGATGGCTTTACCTTGGTTCAAATAACTACGGGAAAACCTTTTAGTCAAATTGCTAAAGCCGTCACAGACATTCTTGGGCAGAAGGTTTCTTTCACTCCAAAGGATAACTCTGAGGAAATACAACGCAGACAGAAGATTAAGCGAGTTTGGGATACTGCTGATAAGCCTAAACCTGGAGGCGTAGTGCATCGTTACCTAAAGAACCGTTTGGGGCTTGTATGGGCTTCTAATTCAATTCGTGAGTTAAGGGGTAAATACCACTGGCTTATGGTTAGCAAGATTTGCGGCGTGGACGATACGGCTCAGAATGTTCATCTGACATATCTTACTGAAGATGGTCGCAAGGCAGATGTAACGCCCAATCGCAGGGTCATGTCTGGCCCACTGCCGGATGGTTCAGCGATTCGGTTAGCACCTGCCGATGAGCATATGGGGATAGCTGAAGGTGTTGAGACTGCCATTGCCGCTTCGGTGTTGTTTGGCATACCGGTGTGGGCGTGTGTCAACGCACAGAACATGGCTAAGTGGGTTCCGCCAACTATAGCACAGAGTGTTACAGTATTTGCCGACAACGACAAAAGCTTTACAGGCCACGCGGCCGCGTATGCTTTGGCTAAACGCCTTACGCTTCAATATGCGATGCAGGTTCAGGTTCTTGTCCCGCCTGTCGTAGGGCAGGATTGGGCAGATGTTCTGGCCCTGGCCTCCAAGGGTCAAGACCCGCAATGACTGCAGCCGCTACAAGATCGACGTATGCAGGGCTTCCCTTCTTGCGCCATCTTGCCAAAACCTGTCTGCTAAATCCCATTGATTTAGCCAAGGCGTTTTCAAACACACCGTATTCTTCACGAACAAAATTAACGAAAGCAGTAAACTCGTCAGCGGTCATAATTAACCCTACTAAATGTTATGGTTGTCTTATGGCCGTTTTCATGTATTTTGCACCCAACGTCAAATGAGGATGTTCAAAAATGGGAATGCCGCCACTAGCAAAAGAAGTGTTGGAAGAAACACTAAAAGAATATTATCGACAAAATAAAGTTTTGAGGGCAACGGGGCGCGTATTGAATATGCCGTCCTCCACAGTTAGCGCCCGATTAGACATGATCCAATTAAGATTCCCTGAAATGTGGGAACATTATGAAACAGCAAACGATGGCTTGGCCGCCCAATGGCTATATCCTCAAATTTTAACCGATGAAATTGAGGGTGGTTGTGTTATTGTAGGCGGAGATGCCCATATTTGGCCTGGCGTTGATACTATTATGATGAAAGCATTTATTAAAATAGCTAAACAAATAAAACCTGAAATTATTATCCTTAATGGCGATATTATTGATGGAGCAAGAGTGAGTCGGCATGGAGCGACTTTAGGTTCTGCAGCACCAAAGGTATCGGCCGAAATAGATGCCGCCAAGAAGTGGATGGATCAGCTTCCTAAATGCAGACGCCGCATTTTCACGATTGGCAACCATGACATGCGGGTGGACAATTATCTAGCCAACCAAGCCAGTGAGTTGGAAGATTACGCAGGTCGATTGGCTGACCGTTTCCCAATGTGGGAATTTTGTTATTCATTCCAACTAAATGATGATGTTGAATTCAGGCATCGTTTCCGTGCAGGTATTCATGCCGCTTATAACAATGCGCAAGTGTCGGGATGGACGACCGTTACAAATCACACTCATGCTCAACAGCTAACTGCTGTTCGCAATCGTCGTGGGTCACATTGGGGTGTGGAAACGGGGATGCTTGGCGACCCTAATCATAAAGCGTTTCAATATGGAGAGGGTGCGCCAAGCCGTGCGCATCAGGGCTTCGCCGTTCTTACATTCGACGAAACTGGAATTTTGATGCCACCTGAGTTTTGCCAGATGATAAATGGGCGGCCTGTATTCCGTGGGAAGTACGTTCTGTAAACACTTCGTAGTAATGGTCTTTGCACCATGATGTTAAACGATAAACAGAAGCCCCACAGCATTTAACATTATGTGGGTCTTTGCTAGTGTTGAGAATGTATTTGCATTGGAAGAGGCGCGTCTCAAAATATGGGACGCCACCATCCGGTGCGGGTACTTCTTCAATAGGGGTAAACAAGTTAACCTGGACAATCGGCTCTGGTTTGGGTTTCTTTGGCCTAACCACCGGTATTGAATTCTTTTGTCGTGGGCGACTTTGTTGGCTTTCAAAGCGTATTTCCATTTCTGGGTTACTACGCCTTAATCGGTAAAGAAATCCAAGGACAGAGTTTCTTGTTCGGTTATTGCCAAGTTTAGCTGCAATCATGGCGGCACTCTCACCGCTCTGCCACAGCTTAACCATCATATCGCGTTCTCTAGTAGTCCAAGGAATGAGCATCATTACTCGCCACCATTGAATTTGTTTGTTCCAAACGGATCTTCAAAGTAAGCAAACATCTGATCCAATTCCATGTCACGCTTTTTACATGAGCATAATTTGGTTTCAGCTAATTGTTTCCTTAAATTGTCATTTTCAACCCGCAAACGGATAAGTTCTTTTACCGTCTCATCATCAGCATATCGCGATGTTGTACTTTGTCGTTTAGATTGGAAACCTGTCATTTCTTCCTCTGTGGGGTCGGATAAAGGGTATGGACCTAACCAACGAACGGCCAAGTCCGGTGAATACAAACTATCTTTAAGTTTGCCCATTAGCCAAACTTCTCGCTTTGCGGTTATCCATTACGGTCTGTCGTGCTTGTTTAGCCTTTTCTGGGTTGGCCGTCCAAAACCGTTTTTCTTTGGCAACACTTTTCCCACCCTTTGACGCCACTTCTTTGCGCCGCTCAGGGGTCATGGATGCAAATCCAGAACGCTTCCTACCATCTTCAGCTTTCTTGGCCTTTGGCTTAACAACGGCTTTTTGTTTTAGATGCTTTTTAGGTTTATCCAAAATAGGTTCTTCAACTGATGCAATGCGAATAGCCATTAGTGTAATGCTCCTTCATCTTCGTCGTCTCCATACATATCATCTACTACGTCGGAGACTGTTTCCATAATTGCCGCAAATGTTCCAACCATCAAACCATCCTTCAGCTTTTGCATAAAGTTAGAAACATCAGCAATGTAAGCAAACTGTCTAATTGCTTCCATTTCGTCAAAACCACTGATTGCGGCAAAGCTTTCGTCCCCCAAAACCCAAAGTATCTTACCGACACGTTCTGGAACTTTAAGGGTAACCGTAATCATCTTTTCATTTTCTTGATCCATTCTTCTGCCTTTCTTCGGTGATGTTAACACATGTTAACGTGTCGGGGGTTGATTGAACTATTTTGTATTTGGCAATAAGCCAGGATCGAACACGCGGCCCCGTAAGGTCGCGTGTTTTCTTCTTTTTCATAACCCAAGGCAAAATCATGCGACTTGGATATTCCCAAGTGAAATATATGGCTTGAAGCTGACTGATGGCGATGGTTGGGATACCTTGCACCGCGATGTATACCAGATTTCACCCATTTCGGTCTTGACCCGTTCGGTATCCAATGTCCAACGGACTGATGGGGTGGATACGGTGGCCCTAAAGTTAGTGCCAAGTAACTCATCAACTCCACGGGAGCGGATGATAGCCTTAGCCTCATCCAACTTTTTTGTCAGGGCTTTGATGGTCATATCAATCTTCGCGGCTTCATCAACCAAGGCGGTATCCGATAGGCCAACCAAATCCATTGCAGGTATGTATGTCATGTTTGTAACCTTTCTTTGCGTTGTGACATTGTTATGTTACCAATATTACACACGGTGTCAACATGGTTTAGCCGTGTGAATCCAAATATGCTTTCATTATTTCTGCCGCGACTTGCGGGACGATGGCGTTGCCGTAGGCGCGTAGCTTTCCCACTCTGGCGGAAACCCCATAAGCCAACAGACGAATTGAGGGTTCAAACCGCCTTTGTTTGCCGTCTGCCCCTCCAATCCAACCTGCATTTGACCAGTGTGTTGGGCCGTCACGTCCAACGTATCGTTCGACAGTTTGCCATTCCGTATCCGACCACCCTGATAGCCACCCTTGCCGTCCCTCGACGATGGGGTAGGCCACATCGCGTGTCGTGTCTGATCCGTCAGTGTTACCATTGACTGACCCGTTTGGATGCAATGCTTGTAAAACTTCTCCGTTTTCGGACCCCTCGTCGCCTCTGACGCTTGAGGACTTCGCCACAAACCAAAGTCTGTCCCTGCGGTGCGGTGCGTTGACGGCACAAGCCGGAACAACGGTCGCCCCTGCGGAGTAATTGATGCCTTCCAAGTCAGTGAACACTCCGTCGAGCCAAGACTTGCCAACCGCTGCCGCAACCTGCTCTCCCATAACCACATCGGGCCTACAGGCTTTAATGAGGCTAAAGAAGGTGGGCCAGAGATGTCTTTCGTCTTTCTGCCCTTTTTGGTTTCCGGCAACGCTGAATGGTTGGCAGGGGCAACTTCCCGTCCAAATTGGTTTGTCGATGGGCCATCGCGCAAGTTTGGTTGCATATGCCCATCCACCGATACCTGCGAAGAAGTGGACTTGGGTAAATCCTTTGACGTCATCAGGTTTAACATCGATAATTGATCTTTCATCAACTTCGCCATTCGGAATAAGCCCCCCCTTAATCAGGTTTTTCAACCATTGCGCGGCAAACGGGTCAATTTCATTGTAATAAGCCCATTTCATGGCTCACCCGCATATTGGGTGCGGCCCAAGCTAATGGCTTCTTTCCAAAGAATACTTTCCAACTCTTCCAAATCATCTGACTCCCATTCTTGGTTGCCAATGCAAAGGTACCACTCCCCATGCGGGAAGTGGGTATTCTTATAGATATGAAGGTTATTCTCAAACCATTCTGTATCGGGTTCGCCAAAATGGTAAATATAGCCCTCTACAGGGTCATCGCCATAGCATGACTGAATGTCGGCACGGTATTCTTTAATCCAATCCATTTTCTTGGTCATTTTACTGTCTTTCATTTGGATAATCTGGGTTAAATGCGTCTAATGGGCCGTTATATAACTCAACGTGTAACGGAAAGATTACGTATTCATCTTCCCAATCATCGTCATTACTTTCCATATCAGCAATTACCAAAGCCTCTTTATTATCTTTAGCTTCAACAATTATTGATTGTTCTTTCTTAATCGTTACCTTAAATTTTGACATCTTTTCCTCACTGTAAATATTCGGTGTAAATATGATGGGCATGATTTGTGTCCATCAAGCCGTTTTTCACTGGGTAGGCGGTCGCCATAACTGATTCGCTATTGCTGAATAGGTTGACATTCCAACCTGACCCCATAGCCAACCAAATATCGAATTCAAGTTCACCCCGATCTAGGATGACTGATAATGCGCCTAATGCAAATGCGGTAAATAAAACTTCGTCTGCTTGTCTCATTGTTATTACTCCTTTTTTTGTCTAATGGATAAAAATAGGCCCAATTTATAGGTATTTTCATCCATAAGGGTTTTATAGTCATGTGTGGGTTTGTTCGTCAAGTTATATTTGTAACATTTTAAATCCAAATCCAAACTAAAATCCAACTCCAAATCCAATTCCAAATCCAAATCTAATTTCATTTTCAATATCCAAATCCAAATCCAAATCCAAATCCAAATGGCATTTCTAAAACCGAATTGGTTTTGATTTTGGGTTCTGCTCCAGGGCCAGGCTCCAGGCACGGGTCATCGTTTCGAAAGATCGCGATCAATCGATTAAAAAAAAGACGACAAAAAAGCACTAGGACAAGTTAATGCCCTAGTGCCTAGTCTCGCTGCCGGATGATCTAACGACTAGTGAAGATCACATCGCTAATCATCCATATCATCGCGATCAAACCTAGCCACAAGCTAGGCTCAATTAACGCATCTAATGTATCTGCTATTGTCATGTTGGTTAACCTTTATTTGACCCTTCGACGTGATCGATAATGTCATCTAACGTGATACCATACTGATCAAGCATATCGGCAACGGCATCAGCATTATCTTGGATATAATCAACCATATCGTAGAAACTGTTATAAGACCGTTTCTTGCCTTTGGTATCGGATTTGAAACCATAATCGTAATAGCCATTGTCGCTATAATAACCCTTATAATTGCGATCATAACTACCAAAGCGATAATCGAAACTATCAGGGTCAATATCACCTGCATTACGTGACTTGACCAATTTGCTTTCGTCAAAGCGCAACATTGCATCGCGCAATTCTAGGGCATGGCTAATCGATTGCGTTTCATTGGCGGTATGTTGTGCAAAGTAACCTACGCTAATATTGGTGCATTCGCCGATAACGCTAGTGTAATTGGCGGTATCAGTAAAAGTGCCAGTGTCGTCGGTTTCATATGCGTTTGGTAATTGTTTAGCTAATGATTTAGCAAAAGCATCACTAGCGCATCTGCCGCCTGATTGGTGAGTGATGATGCTATCATAACCCTTGCGATCAAACGCTATCGCGTAATCAATACCATCTAATAACCCGTTATGGTGTTTAGCTAACCAAGATGACCCAATGCCGCCTATTTCTTCACTATCGTGAAAGACATATAACCCTGCAACATTATTTAAGATCATCTCGCGCATTAACCAAACACCAGTGGTGCAATCTGCACCTAAACAATTAGATAGTGACCCATGCCCCAACTTAAGCATATCACCATTGACCACGATGCGCTGATGACCCGATACGCGGTGCACGGTATCGGTATGAGATGACCATAATACTTTACTGTCACCAATGCGAATAACGGCATTACCCGCATGATCTAATGTTGCACCTAGTGGTAAAATGTAATCATCTATAAAATTGTATAGCGTTTTAGTGTTAGATGGGCGCATCGTTTGCATCATCTTGCCCAATGTATTGATTGGGTTATCGCATATCAACTTAGGTTTCTTACGTTCTAACATTGTTTTTGTCATGTTGGTTTCTTTCGCTATCGATTGTCACATTAACAATCGCTATAACGCATCATGCTGCCACGATGCGTCATAACTATTGTTATGCTACCAATGCGTACCCTTGATAAGTTGCTATTACCGTCATCTGACATTGGGCAGGGTCTTTATAAACTATCTCACCAATATACCACGATGGTATATCATTAGGATAATGGCAAATCGCTCTTGGCTCATCTGTCCAAACATCTTTAACCATAAATTCCGTTTCATAATGCTCATTGCTAATACGGCACATGAAAGCATGATCATCTATTATATCGATGATGCATTCTTGGCCAAGTATTCTTCCGGTAGGGGTCATGCGATGAACGGTAACAGTCTCGCCGAATGTCCACTGTTCACTATATTCGCAATAGTGTGCGTTATCGTTTGCGTACCATGACGCATAACTATCACCATCGATTGTTGTTTCTTCATCGTTATCGACGTATAGATCAGTGCCAGTGCAATAAAATGCGTTATTATCGCGGCATCCTTCACACCATGATTGGCTATATCTTCTACCGGTGTAAACTTCATAGGTTTCACGGCAGGTATCCTCGCAATTTTCGCAACTCTCTTGATTTAGATTAGCTATGCCATTCGTGCTATCACCTAAAATGTCACCATTACGATCTATTTCTAACCATTCGCTATTTAGCACTTTAACGTGTTGGGTATGGTCAAGATATGGCAACACTATTTCGCGATTATTCTCGCAAATAATGTGCTTAATCTTTGCACCATTAAAGTATCCAAATTGATAGCCAAGATTGCGTAATGCGCTTTCGATACGCTCACTATCACCATATGATCTGCCAAATATCTTTCGATCTGCCCAAACTAGGCATCGAGCCGTGATGCGATCATCATCCTTAATATAAGCAAGTGATAAATCGCTATCACCATAAACGGAAACCGGATGGCATGACACATCGTTAATATAGTTAAAGAATGATGCGTCTTTTTTACCACTAGAAACTCTGCCGCTAGTGTCTTGTCCGCCCATGCAGGAATTCGGCCCGTTAGCGTATACTTCGACAATATCATCAGCACTTATAGCAAATTGCACTTCATTAGGTGCGTAATGCTTGGCATGGGCAAGTGATATCTCGCGCACAATCATCATAGGCATTTCTTTAGTCGATTGTTGAATATATGACCCGACTTTTATTTGCGTTTGGATATTACGCTCACCTTTATCAGCATCTTGCGTATATGCGATCTTGCTAGGGTCTAACTTGCTTACGTGAACAAAGCGATCATGCCCATCATAACCATATTGAGATAGTGTTTCGGCATATGACACTAGCCAAAACGGTATATCGTATTCGCCATTGGTGAATTTATCCATCTCACGCTTACGCCAATCTTCATTACTTGCTACCCGTCTAACTTGGTGCTTCTTGCCAGTATCGACAGTGAATTGATTTGCCCAAAATGCGGCATTGCTGCCTTGTTCATAGCTAATGACATTACCTTGACCATCTTTAAGTGCTTCACCCGTTTCTAAACAGATCACCTGAAACATTGTTTTTATCCTTTGCATCGTTTTGACTGTTGTTATGGGCATATGATTTGCCCATGATGATTTTACTATGATTTATTCAATATGGTCAAGTAGCAACATAAGTATACAATAACTATGCCAAGAAATGCTATGTTCTTGTTTTGTTTCGCGTTTTTGAAAGATTGATTTTTTTGATACATGGTACTTGACCATAGTTAAATGCCGTTATTGGGCTTCTAAATCGATTTAAAAAGCATGACAATTTTTGTCACCCATGCGCATATTTACATAAAATAATGTAGATTAAGTTATTTCCCGGCCCCAGGCGTGAAATATGCGTTAATTCACATAATTGTGATGGTGATATAGAATATTGCCTAAGTGATTTGGTAATTAACAGAGGATTATAGCCATGTCTGAAGATGCCGTGCCAATGCTTACGTTTAGCCTAGTTAATAGTGAAGATGGTGATGTCGAGATTTCGCTTGATTGGGCAGATGAATTTGATCTGTTAGATTTTACTGTTCAGCAATCATTCTTATTACAAGCAATAGATGCTATCGATGATGTGTTAGAATACGTCGATGAACAATTATTGTTAGGTGAAGATGAAGATGAAACAAGTGAAGAAAGCGAAAGCGAGTAAAACCGTTAAGACAGTCAAAAATGGGCAAGTGATTTTAGATCGCCCACGGGAATTGTCATCGCGTGGGCGTCATCTTGTTTTTGATGAAGCGATTGCAGATAAAGTGCTTGATCGATTGGCTAATGGCGAGAGTTTGAGGGCGATATGTCGTGATGTTAACTTTCCGGATGGAAGCACAATTAGGAAGTGGCTTGCGCGAAACGCCGATTTTGCTCGACAATACGCATATGCGCGAGACGAACAAGCCGACACGTTATTTGATGAGACGCTTCACATCGCTGACAACATACCATTGGATGCGACGAACGAGATTATTCGCCGCGCACAAGTGCAAATTGACACGCGCAAATGGATGGCAGGAAAGATAAGACCCAAAAAGTATGGTGATGCACTTAAGCATAATGATGCTGATGGTAATACCGTGATCACTCAAACCATCAATATAGCCAAGTTAGATTATGATGATCGATCAGCACTTGCGTCGATGCTAAAGGCAATAGCACCATCAGATGCAAAGGATGATGATCTATAGTTATGTAATGTTATAACATAACTATGTTATGCTTGACTTGAGCATAACCAATATGGTCAAGCACATAACCATATAAAGATATGCTTATGTTTTTATCCGAGCCGCGCAACCCCCGGTGGGGTATACCCATACCCCCCGCTAATACACTGATGCTATCCCTGACGCTCCGCATCACTCACATAACATCCCAAAATTTCCCTAAAACCCATTTAACTGAACACTAACCCCCGTTAGGTGCATTTCACTATACCTAACCCCCTGTTTGGTATAATCACCCCCACTTCCGGTGTACTTTGGTATATACGCCCTCCCGTATATCCGCCCCTTATACGCAGTCCCGTATAACTCCCACCCCTGTATTACTTAGCGCTATACACCGCCCCTAACTGACACCCCTGTATTAGTTTTTGCCCTACAAAATATTCCTTGTAGGGCAATGCCATCTTTGCTACATGGCTGCCTCGCTTGGGTGTTCTTGTAGCTTGAGTAGTCTACGCTAATGCAGGACAATGGACTGTGGTCTGTCGCGGTCGGCGTATCCTGTTGCCCCCTCATGTTGATTCCGTGTGAGGCTTTGTTGGGTGCCAGCCAATCGTGTTGGCAACGGACACCATCATTTTAATGTTCAAATGGGGTGGGGTGGGGTTCCATTAGCGACCCCTACCCCCGTATAACTCATACACAGTCTTGGGACTCCAGTGCTTGACTTGTGATATTTTACACGCTATGCAAACACCATAACGGAGAACAACATGTTTAAGCTAACAGACGCCCTCAATAAAATTGACAACCTAAAAACACCTACTGACACAGAAAAGTTTTTAATGAGAATTTTTGCTGCTATTGCGGCGGGTTCGCATAAAGAAGATTCTGTCCTTTGGAGAAAGCCCCCGATTGAGTGGACGCTTGACGATATTATAAATTACGTCGCTCCTCCCCCTACTTATCAAGGAAAATAAACATGACTATAAAACGACGTTCTTTTTTGGCTATGTTGGGTTTTGCTCCTGTATCTATTGCGACTAAAGCAGAACCAATTACTCCAGCCAACCCAGAAATTGTGGAAGCCGCCGCAGAAGGTGTAGTGATGGCTAATGTCCGCGTTCCTGTAAAAATTGGTTTAACACAGGAACAAGCAGATTTTTGCTCAGAAATTGGAATGGACGTTCATGAATATGCCAAAAATCTTCATGAATTAAAACAACTTAACTTGATTGAAGGTGAAGTTAATACAACTGTTTTATATGAAGAAAATAAACATGACCATATCCCGTCGTAAGTTCCTTACTGGCTTAACTGCACTTGTAGCTACACCTGCTGTGATTCGTTACTCTGGTGTTATGGCTGTTAATGCAGCACAAGCTACACCATTTGCTACCGTCACAGGTTTAGATTTGTCCGGCCAGACAGTTATTCATAAGTTTTGGGAACCAACTAACGCCAATCTGTTTGCGGGTACGCAAGAGTTTGCCAACATGGTGCGGGTTACATCGTGGGATTACGGTGTGCCAAGTAGAGATATGTTGCCTAAATCCAATCATTGGCAAAGAACGGTTGGTTTGGATGACCGTACCGTAGACCAAATCATAGCAGACCGTATCCTTAAACAAGAACAGCAACGCAAAGCTTGGCTGGATGATCCTGCGTGGACAATCTATGGCACTGTTGGTCCAGATACTTCCTGCACAACTCAATTTGATAGCGCCGGGCCAATTCGCAAACCTTGGAAAATGCTATGAACACAGAAAATACATTCCCCATAGAACCATACATCCCTAACCACCCATCCGTAAAAGAAGACATGGAAGCTTTAAAAAAAGATCATGTGGCGTGGTTAGACCAAAACAAGACGGAATTTGAACAGCAGCTAATCTACGATAAGTGGCATCTGGACTGGCTGGAACGATCTAAGACATTGGCGGTTAGCCCAATAGACCAAGAATGGTTTCAGGAACAAATTGATTACGTGAAACGACAAGATGAAAGAATGAGGAAGTTAAATGACCATAGACCTTAACGAACACATGGAAAAGAAAAAGCAGGAACGCCACATTGCGGCATACGATGCCATTGGCGCGGCTGTTGATAACATGAGCATTGGAACTATCCTGCACATCCTGTCGGTATTCTCTGCAACGGTTTTGGACCAGTTAGATGAACCAGAACGCAGTAAAGCCGCTATGGTATTTGCATCTGTTATTATAGAAACCAATGTTAAACCAGAAGGATCAGTACAATGAACTTCGTATACACTTTAATTAAATTCTTTAGCCCCCACCCTAAGTGGATCATTGATGTAGACCAAGCGGCTACTTATGACGAAAATAGCAATAAGATAAACGGAAAGGTTATTTTCCAAGTTAAGCGTTGGCACAAATTTGGGTTGCGCTATGACGTGATTGCCGATTTTGACACTTTGGTTGACGCCGGAAACTTCATTGCCAACTATAAGCAATATCCCGTAGACTTTGAGGAAATTAACAAGCCATGACTGATGATCCAGTAATGCGATACGTTGACGTATTAAAAGACAGAATAGAAATGCTTGAGCGTGAGTGCGCCCAATCAATTGCGCAAATAGATAAAATGGAAGCCATAATATTTGCCTACTCACAGATAACAAACTTAACCATATCAATCAACGAGAACGACGATGACGATAAACCAAAGTCCGACTGACAACTTACACTATGTGACGCCTGAAGAAGCTGACTACAAACTTTGCCCAATGGCAAAACGGAAGCAAAATGCTAAATGGGAATACTATTGTGACGGCCCCAAATGCATGGCTTGGCGGTGGGTTAATTTAATTAAAGAAGTAAAAGATATAGACGATTGCGTGATACGCGAAGGACTATTTAGCACAACCCACGGGTTTTGCGGGATGGTGCGGTTATGAGTGGCGGCATTGAACCCGTAATGATAAATCAAATTCCCCAACCAGATTGGGTTGTGATTGAATACACGACGACACAAGGGAATTTTAGGAAATGCCTGTTAAGCAATAGGGATGCCAAGGATCACTGGGCAAAATGCAATGACGATATTAAATCTTCATACATAATCCGTGATGCAGAGCCTGATGATTTTGAAGGGGAATATCATCTGTTTTCAAAAGGGATAAATGTATGATTAATGAAATCGACATCAACAAACAATACCGCACCCGTAATGGGCGTGAAGTGCGGATTTATGCAACCGATGGTGGCGGCACGTGTTCAGTTCACGGGGCCATCTTAAAGAATGGCGAATGGGAATCCACTCGTTGGAACAAATACGGCGTTGATATCTATAACAGCCATTATAAAGATAACCTTGTTGAAGTCAAACCACGCATCAAGCGGACGTTTTGGTTTAATATTGTCCCTGAGACGCAAGGAGCAACCATTGGATGTTTATCAAAAGAACATGCCGATAGGTTGCAAGCGCCTAACCGTCTTGCTTGCGTGAAGGTAGAAATAGACTGCGAAGAAGGTGAAGGGCTATGACTGAATGGCAACCAATAGAAACAGCGCCACACGACAAACCAATTTTGGTTCAATTAAAAGATTCCTGTGTGATGATGGCATGTTTCAATATTTTAACTCTCCAATGGGAAATTGTGGGTTATAATTGTCCTGATGGGTTAAAGAAAAAATGTCTTGAAAAAGATGTGTTTAAAAAACAATTCAGTCGTTGGATGCCATTACCGGAGCCGCCAAAATGAAAACAATGGAAGAAATAAAAGATTTAATTTTACCGGGTGTAAGAGGTTTTGAATATTTTCACTTAAAGCCAGCGTTGGGGGAAAATTCAGAAACTGACGTTCAATTAAAAGAAGACGGCAATTTGCATTTTGGTTTTTGGGTGTCTTATAAACCGTTAATTGGAGGATGGCGCGTTCTGTTTACACCAGAAGACATCCACAAGGAAAAGTATAAGGGAAACTTGCAATCAAAGTTACGATTG